ACAAAGAATTACCCATCATTTTATTTGGGGCTTCTTGAATTGTATTTTGTTTAATATAATCTAATTGTTTTGAATCAAAGACATTATCACCAGAGCCTAAAAATTCACAATTAAGCTCCTGATTTATTTTTCTTTTATCATACTTTAACTTTTTAACCATTTTCTCATACCAAGTAGAGCATGGTTTATATCCTTGAGAAAAATATTCTTTTATCTTTTCATAATCTCTTTCATATGGGTCAGTATCCGCAAATGATATATTTCCGGAATGGTCTTTTTCTTCTTTGTTTAATAGATAATCAACCATATCTTCCGTTGGAACCAAATATAAATCTTTTGAATATCTTGGGTCTTTCCACCAAAACATTTCAGAAATTTTAAAATTGTTGATTCCTTTATTTGCCTGATTATATATTTCATAATAAATTGGGTCATATCCGTTTGGTGTTGATACAACAATTACTTTACCACCCGTAGAAAGGGATGCCATACAAGCCGCCCAGAAATCACCATCAGCTTCGATAAATGCGGCCTCATCAAACACAAGAACTGTTGGTGTATAACCCCTAAGTGCATCTCGCGATGTTGCAACAGCTTTTACTTCACAACCATTTGTAAGTTTATAATGTCTTTGTGAGTTTTTATCGGCCGAAAATCCAGTACCAACCCAAGAAGGCCATTGGTCAACAAAAGCACGAATCTTATTTGCCATCTCCATTGATGTGTCAAGTTTGTTGGCAATAATCAATATCTTTTCTGGTCTTTCTTTTTTTGCAAATACAAGTTTTTTTGAGACCCAAGCAGCAGTTACTGTTGATACACCAGCTTGACGATATTTTAATGCTATATTTTCTTCAAATTCTTCGTAATCATTAAGTAATGATTCTTGATCTGGAAATAATTCCAAAGGAACATATTTCGATACTGTATTGTCGTATGTTTGTAAATAAGTTCTTAGTGCGTATGGAGTATCTTTCATACACTTAACATACTCTAACATAACTTGTTCTTTGGTCAATCCCATAAAGATATTTTTATATAAATATCAAAACCCCCAAATTATTTCTAAAATGGGGGTTTCTAAAAAATTATTATTTAAAAATTATCTTGCGTATTTATCATCATCTTCTTCCTCAAAATCCTCATCATCCTCATCATCTTCCTCTAACTCTCTTACAAGTTCATCAACCATTCTTTGTATTTTTTGTTTTCCAGATGGTTTTTCTTCTAAAACTTCTTTAAATAAATCAAAAAATTCTTTTGCTGGCATAGCACTTATTTTACTAAAGAGATATAACTGAATATGTTTTTTATCTTCATCGGTTAAAATATCAAGTGGGTATGATCTTTGTAGTAATTCCCAAAAAACTGGTCCTAATTTTAAATCCCAGGCTTCAGCAGGAACTGTATCTTCAGCCGCCATTACCATTTCAGCTTGTCTTGGGTCATCAGGTAATCCTTGTGTCCCAAGTACTTCGTGTACACCTTTAACAAGTTCGTGAACTAATGTTGGGAAATTTACACCTCTTGCTATTACTGTTGGTGGGTCTGTCGTATCATCAACTTCTGATGTTCCAATTTCACTACCTTCTTGTCCAGACATTGCTTGTAATGTTTCTTCTGGGTATAACCAATATAAGTGGTCTACAATTGCCGTAGATAAACTATAGTACTCAATTAAATCTGGGTCAATATCATTTAATTTTTCTGAAACTAAATGATACATATATTGTCCTTTTTTTGCCGCACCACCAATAAGAGCATTTATCATTCTTCTTTTTGCTCTTTCCATATCAAAATTATCCATAGCATCTAAAAACGCCTCAACATCATTTTCGTGTTCTTGTGCACTTTTAAAAGCTTGTGTCATTTCTTCTCTTGACGGTTGTTCGGCTTCTCTTCTTGCTCTTTGGGTTGACTCACTTTGTCCCATACCGACAAGTTTGGCGTCAAATTGTAATTTTCCAGTTGGTACCCCCAATTCTTTTTTAACTAACTCAACGGCCATATTTTCAAGGTCTTCTTTGTTTCTACCTTCGATTCTTGATGTTTGCATAATAGCTTGCGAGACCAACATCATCAAACTCATAAGTGGATTTCTACTTGAAAGTTGTGCTGTAGAACCGGTTGTTCTTTGAAGGATTGTTCTTAACTTACTAACGGTGTCGTTAAATCTTTTTGACGAAACAAGCTCAACAAAGTCCCTACTTGTTTTTGGCATCGCAGGGTGTTTAGAATAAGGTGTTTCTTTACCCAATATTTTTCTTTCAATACTTGGATCCATTCTTTCTGGTCCCTCATAATCAATTGGAGCTTCATTTAAAACTCTTTTTACGATATTGTCAATTTGTCTATTTGTTAGATTTCCCATTTTCTTATTTTAATTTTACACCAATTTTATTCCAAGTAAGCCAAGTTGGTATTTCTGTTTTTTCTTGTCCCATTTTAGGAGCCGGTTTGTGTTTTGGTTGGAAAGGATTTTTCTTCCCAGGATCTTTCTCTCTTGTTTTTTCTTTAGTACCTGGTTTTGTTGGTGCTGTTGTTGTATTTTCGTTATATTCACCTTTTTTCATTTTAGGTGCTGGTTTGTGTTTTGGTTGGAAAGGATTTTTTCTATCTCTATCCTTACCTTTTTCTTTTTTGTCTGTATCCGTATCTGGTTTTGTTCTTGTTTTTTCTTTAGTGTCTTCTGACATTTCTTTACCTATTGAATACATTTTTCCGATTGGTCTTTTCATTGTTTTCATTTCTTTTCCTTCGTCTTGTGAAAACATAGTATTTTTTTTCGGTTGTCTCAACATAAAAGGTTCAGAATTTTTTCTCTCATTAATTGATTTAATTAGTTTTCCTTTTGTCATTGATGGGTTAATGTGCTTGTCCAACATATTAACAATACTATCCTCTAAAAATTTTTCAAAATTCTCGTTTGTTTTTTTCTTAACAGTTCTTTTTGCAGTTTTTTCTGGATGTTTCTTTTCTGGCATATCTTTGTATTGTTTCTTGGAAGTACTTTTAGAAAACTCTCTTGCCATTTCACACCATTTTTCTTTTGTTTTACCAGTTGAGTTTTTACATTTTGCCCAAAATAAACCTTGTTGTGCTTTTGATTCAAATCTTTCAGTCATTTCGCCTTCACTTTTAATAGCATTTCCAGGTTTTTGTTTTGATATTACTTCAACAGGACCTTTTGGTTTTATGATAGTATCTCCAATAGCAATTTCATCTCCAGCTTGTGCTGTAGTCTTAAAACCAGTACTTGGTGTTACCTGTACTGCTTCTTTTGTTTCTGATTTTTTGAACAACTCAGATAATGTCTTGATTTGTTTTTCACTCCAGTTTTTAATGGTTTCAAATTTAAACCCATTTTCAAGTAATCTTTGTATATCTTTCTCAACTCTCATAAACCATTTTTTTTTCAAATTCTAATACTATATCTCTTTCATATAGTCTGTCTTTAACTTTTTTCTCTTCGTCACCATACTGAAAAACCAATCTTTTTACCAGTGAAAAATCAATATCCTCTTCTTTTTCCCAACCAAGTGCAATTACACCATCAAGAGAGTCCTGAACTGAAAAAACATCGGAGTTTTGAACTAACTCCAGTGTAAATTCTTTTGTGGTCAAAACACCAACTTTTTTAACATAATCAACATCTGGTGGTGAAGGGTATCCATTTGCTGGTTTTGCTTCCCAATTTTCACCCCATATTTCATCTATCGTATCAGAAAATATAAATTCATAAATGTTTTCTCCTTTATAATTTGGTCCAAGACCATTTATATAGATTAAAAAACTCATAGAACTCTACCTTCTAAATTTACTTTTGTTGTATTTCTTCCTTCTTTAAATAACAAATTTTTCTTATTTGTAATTCCAAAAAGTTCAGCTTTTGGGTTTTCCTCAATAAATTTAAGAGCCATTCTTTCTTGTTTTATTGATTCAGAAAGTCTTTTAATTTCACCTTTAGTTTCTTTATATTTTCTACTACTTTTGAATTTGGTTTCTTCAGAAATATAACTATTTAAAATTTTATCAACTTTTGATTCAGAAAACATTTCATCAATATCGCCATATGAAATTCTTCCTCTTGGACCTCTTTTTCTGAATGAAATACTTTCATCTTCAATTGAACCACCGAAATCAGAATCACCACTTAAGTCTATATCATATTTATCGGCATCAGTAAACCAAGAATCATCTTCAAACTCGTCTAATTCACCTCCGAATGTTGCACTTCCACCCATATCGGACATTTTATCTGAAAATCCTTTTGCAAATTGCATAGGAACTCTATCCATAAACATATCACCATAATTGTCATAACCTTCTTCCATTTCACCTTCTGGTGCTGCTGGTGGCTCTGGTTGTACTTCTTCATCTTCTGGCATATCTTCATCTTCTGGCATATCTTCATCACTACCTTCTTCATCTTCTTCCTCACCCTCAAGTCTTGACATAATTTCATCTAAATCATCTTCATCAAGTACTGTTAAGTCAAGTGCTGATAAAACAGAGTTAATAACATATTTAACATTATCACTTGTCATTCCATCTTCTTCTGTATCAGAAAAAGCTCTAAGTTTTTGACCTAACTTACCAACAAGTTTTTGAATCATCTTAAATGACACACCACCATCTTCATTATCTTCTTCTGGTTCTGGCGCTCCACCCATTTCATCGTCTTCTGGTTCTGGTGCTCCACCCATTTCATCACCTTCTGGTGCCGGTGGTGTTCCCATATCTCCACCCATGTCTGGTGCTGGAGCCTCTCCTTCTGGAGCTGGTGACATTCCCATATCTCCTCCCATATCTGGAGCCGGTGCTGGTGCTGGAGCAGGTGCTGGTGGTAGTTCAGGTGCTCCTCCTTCAGGTGCCCCACCAGATTTAGGAACTTTTAATTTAAATTTTTTTTGCTCACCAAACAAAGAAATTTCATCTCTGTTTTCAACAAGAGTATTGATTTCTTTTGTCATTAAATTTAATCTCTTCAACGCTTGTGAGTATGAAGAATAATATTTTCTACTTTTCATTGGTTCAATGTATTCTGAAACAGACTCATTGATTTTTAATTTGATAATATAGCCTTGTTTTTCTCTAGCAATTTCATAATCGTTTCCATCGGCTAATCTTATTGAATATTCACTTTTTGTATCTTCGTTTACTCTTTGAGGTATATTTTCTTTATATCTTGCAATTTCCATAATTCTTGCAATTTTATCCATACCTTGTAGTTTTTCACTACCAATTGGTCTAAATCCAGCCATATTATTTTTTTTTAAAAATTAATTTTTATTAAATAAATATATTATAAAATCGGTTTATTTATAATTTAACCAAATTATTGGTTCATTGATAATTTTTTATCAATAACTTCGGTAGGTATATTATATAATTTTTCAATATATCCGTTTCTCCTTAATAATTTAAATACCAAATTTTCGACGGACATTTCACCATCTTTTTCTAAACCACAATTTCTAAATTTTTTAAGTTTTTCTTTGTATTTTTTTATAATAGATTTAATTTCATCTGGGTCTTCATCTTTAATATTATCAACAACACCATCTATTATTCGCATCCATTGTTTTGATTTTTCTTTGACTAACTTTTTATCGACACTATCTGTATTAACCTTTTCTGGTTTATTAACCCACATATCATATAAAATAGAATAGACACCAGAACTAAAAGTTGTTTCGGTCTCGTCTTGAACAAAACATTCAACGTCGTAACCAAACATTTTTATATCGTGTTTTTGATTGAATATTATTTTTTTCAAATCAAAATATTCAACATATAAATCTTTTGTGTTTTCTGGGAATTGAGAATAGTTTAAAACTACGTGTAAATCTATGTCAGAAAATTTTGACCAGTTATAATTGGTAAGTGACCCAATCATAATAATATCTGTCATAAGAATATCAATACCTAAAGAATCAATAAATAAATTTGTAACCTCAAGTAACTTTTCTCTTACTTTAGGGTTCATTTTATATTCGTTACCTTTTTTTTCCCAAATTTTTGGATTTAAATCTTCTTGGGGTTCAAAACTTTTTAAAATTTCATTATCCATTAAATATAAATATTAAGAAAATGGTTTAACTCAATTTCTTATACTTAAATGTTTTTGAAATGTTCTTACTAAAAAATGAACCTTGGGATTTTGAGGTTCTAAAAGATGTGTAAGTTTGGTGTGGAACCTCATCATATTCATACCTCATACCATTCTTAAACTCTACAATCATTTTTTTTGACTGCGTGTCATACTCTGTTCTTACTAAATTTGAAGATTCGATCTCATTTAAAATTTTTGTTCCTTTGATTTCTTCTCTTGTAATTGCCATAACTTTTTATTATAAATATAAATTTGTTAAAACAAAAATCCACCCTTTTGGGGTGGACCTTGTTATTTTAGGGAGTTGATTCTATCTCTTAATTCTATCGCCTTTTCAAAATCCTGGATTTTGATACAATCTTCCAGTTCTTTGTTTAGCTCACTTATTTTTTCTTTATTTTCTTCCAGATTTTTAATCTTGTCTCTCAACTCCACAGCTTCTTCAAAATTCTGTTCCTCAACAGCCATTTCAAGTTTTTGTTTTAAAAGATATAACTCATCAGATTTATTTAAATCACCTTTAGTATTTGTGATGTAAGTAAATGTAATTGACCCATCTTCTGATTTGTAAGTTTTCTTTTCAAAATTACCATCATTTAAGTTAATACCACTTTTTAATGAAAACATTTCATTAAAAATTTTATCAAATTCATTCCAGTTAAACATAATTTTATTTTTTTTTATAAGTTTATTTTGATTTATTTTTAACGAATTTTATACCAAAATAAAAAAAACTGACAAAATGTCAGTATTATATAACCTATATTGTCAGAATGTCAAATATTGACTACAAACCTATTTATATTTAAAATTAGATAAAACTTATAGATATGGCAATAGAATTTGTGGATGATAGTGACAAGAACAAAAAAAAGGGAGATGGTAG